AGAAATTGTTAATGCCGATTCCATGCAGGTATATAAGGGAATGGATATTGGAACAGCTAAATTACCAATTCTCGACTTAGGTTATACTTCTATTGTAATCAAGCAAGGAGCTTCACTCGCTATTACTCCTCAAACCTTAAACTATTTAGGAGGCAATACATTCGAAACAGCAGGATACACAGCAACAATTTCAGACGTTAGATTATTCAGCGTATTTGAAGGTGTTGGTATTAATACTCCTCAAGCTCAAGCACTTAACCAATCAACTACATTAGGTACTGCTGTGTCTAAAACAGTAGTTGGAACTACAATTAACTTAAGAGCTACTACCGTTAATACTCTATTTGGTTCAAACAACCAATTACAAGCCACATTAACCGTAGAAGGAAGAGATTCAGGAGCTCGTATAACTATCCCAGTAACAGTAACTAAAGTATCCTAAAACACAATATGGCCACATTTAATAGATTAGACCCTTCAGATTTTGTAGTAAGTTCAGATGCTATATCTGCTACTTTATGGTCAACTCAAACTCCCACCTTAACAACATTTTTTACTTCTTCAACACAAGAAGCTGGTTCTTCAGGCGACTTTTATTTAACAGTTTATCAAACGGCGTCTACTTTAGCAAACGCAGAACCACAATTTGAAATTGCTTACGGCAATGCTTTAGGAAGTGGAAGTTTAGTATACAATAGCGCTATAGACGGTTTATCCCCAACAACTACTATTTTTGGACAATACCAAGACTTAGTGTTAGGAGACGAAAATTCAAACTTTACATTTGGAGCAATTACCTCTTCAGAATTTTACGCTATATCATTCCAAAGAGCAAGATACAAACAAGCTCTTCTTTTAGGATCGTTAACCCTAACAATTAAAGGTCCGATCGCTGCTTCAGGTTCTATTACTTTAACAGATAATAGTGCTTATGTCTCTACAACAACATTTACCGAAGCAGGAAGAGTATATCAATTAATTTCAGGGTCATCAGGAACAGCAAATACTAGTAAACAAGCTAACGGATATACAGTTGATTCAGGATCGTATGGTTGGTTACTTCCAGACATAGGAACAATATTAATAAATCCAAAAGCTTTAGCCGCCCCAACATCTAGTGGTGGTATCGGGTTTGTATATAGTGGTTCTGCATCCGGTTCAGGAGTACCTGTTGTATCGCCAATGACTACTTTATATCAAGCAATAAGTGCATCTGCCAACTTTCAGATTAACTCTCAAGAAACGGTAACATCAGATTTTATTTTCATCAGAGCAAGAAGCTCAGAATTTAATTATTCTGAAAATCCATCGTTTATTTCGGGGTCTACAGGTGAGGTATTATATAATCAATTTATAAATAACCCACAAACATATATTACAACAGTAGGAATGTACAACGATAATAATGAACTATTAGCTGTAGCTAAGTTGTCTAGACCTTTACCTAAAGATTTTACCTCAGAAGCATTAATTCGAGTTAAGTTAGATTTCTAAGATGAATGGGTGCTTACAAACAATTTTTAGCGTCTGATATTGTAATTACTCCTTTTGAGGTAAACAAAGCGTTTACTTTTGAAGGGGCAGCTGCTTTAACAGCATCTGTTGTTTCTATAGATAGATTTCTAGGAACCAATTTAAGTGGGCTTTTTCAACCTACAACAGACCCGACCACAGGTCAAGTATCAACTCAATACCAGCGCTTAATATATAATTCAGCCAAACAGCTATACTATTCAAATTATCTAAGCTCAAGCTATGGAGACCAAGCCAATGTAGGATATATAGTACCAGGCAACAATGAAGCCGGAAATGTTTTAGTGGGCTCAACATCTTCTACAGGTAGGTATTTTGATTACAATCAGACCGATTTAACCTTCCCAAAATATTTCCCTACAGCTTCTGGTTCTACTATTGGAATTATATCTATACCTTCTCGTTTGTTTGGTAATTATATCCAACCAAACTCATTTATATGGAAATCAAGTAGCTTCACTATAACAGACGATGGGGAGGGTAATTTAGTTTCAGGATCAAATATTTACGGAAATATATTTTATTATCACGGGATGGCAATTATAACTAGCGGCTCATCAAGTGATATTTTGAACTTTGTAACTTCTTCTGCTGTCACTTGTTCATTTTCTTCTTCGCTTACTATATACGAAACACAGTATAAATGTACAATCAGATCAAGCGAATTCAATGTTACGTTAAACCCAACAGCAGAAGTAAGCGGTTCACTACTTTCATACAGTGGAAGCTATTTTTATCAACCTAAAGGAGGAGTTCCAACAGATAATACTACTGGTTCCTATTTTGCGCCCTATGTTACAACAGTAGGACTATACGATGAAGATCAAAATCTATTAGCAATAGGGAAACTCGCTCAACCTCTCCCAACCTCAGCAACAACAGATACAACAATATTAGTAAACATAGATAGATAAATGTGGTTATACAACAATAAAGTTATAGAAACATTAGACGATTTTCCTACCGGTATTTACGGGTTTATATACATAACTACTCATACACCAAGCGGAATGTCGTATATTGGTAAGAAAGTACTGTATCACAACGTAAAACGCAAACTAACACGAAAAGAACTCGCCGAACACCAAGGTGCAGGACGCAAACCAACCCACCGAATAGTCCAAAAAGAAAGCGATTGGAAGACATATTATGGTTCTGCTAAGCCTATTTTAGAAATGCTAAAAGAAGGGAAACACAGTGAATTTAAACGCGAGATACTAGAACTGGTGTATAGTAAGAAATTATTAACATACTACGAGTGCAAGTACTTATTTAAGTATGGTGTGTTAGAAAGTCCTGAAGGGTGGATAAATGATAATATCCAAGGAAAATTTTATAGAAAAGACTTTGTATCTTGATTTTTTTTCATATATTTATAACAAATAAAAATTACCAAAATGAAAGACATAATCAGAATGCAGCAATTAGCTGGTATTATTACTGAAGGGCAAGCTAAAAAAGGGAAATTATTAAAAGAAAATATTAATAATATAGATGATGTTGAAAAAAGGCTAGAGGAATTGGTTGGAGAATATATCAGTGATACTCAGGATATTGCTGGAGAGGATTTGGATTTTGGGGAGGGTGAATTTGGGTACAAGGATGATAAAGCTTTATTTAAAGATTTTATTCTTTATATTTTGCGCGGATACGATATAAACCTTAATTAATAAAAATATTTAAATTAAAGCTTGGGAAACCAAGCTTTCTTTTTTATATTACCAGTTATGGTAAACCAAACTTTAGTTACATTAGTAAATTCTATACTTGGTACAGGCAAATTTACAGCTCGAGGCAACGCAGCTTATACTTGCCCGTTCTGTAAACACCATAAACCCAAGCTTGAAATAAGCTTTGATGAAGAATCTAAAAGCTACGAAAGTTGGCATTGTTGGGTTTGCAACAAGAAAGGTAAAAAACTTCACCAAATGTTTAAACTTATTGGTGTACCAGCAGAAAAGCTTATAGAACTTAAATCTATAGTCAAAACACATTTTTCTATAGACATATCTAAGCAAGAAGAAAAAATAGAATTACCTAAAGAATTCAAATCGCTACTTAATATTACACAATACGATATTATAGGACGACACGCTTTAGCTTATCTAAAAGCTAGAAATATTACCAAAAACGATATTATCAAATACAATATGGGGTACTGTGAAAAAGGAAGATACGCCAATCACATCATAATCCCATCGTACGACTCAAACGGTAATCTAAATTATTTCACTGCTAGAACATTTGATAAATCCAACCCAGTAAAATATAAAAACCCATCTACTTCACGTAATATAATACCATTCGAAATGTTTATAAACTGGAATGTGCCTGTAATATTGTGTGAGGGCCCGTTTGATGCACTCGCTATTAAACGCAATGTGGTACCACTACTAGGCAAAACAATACAATCTAGCTTAATGAAACGACTCGTTACATCAGCTGTAGGGAAAATATATATAGCTTTAGATAAAGATGCTCAAAAACAAGCCTTAAGCTTTTGTGAAAACCTGATGAAAGAAGGAAAAGAAGTATATCTTGTAGACTTGCAAGATAAAGATCCTGCTGATATGGGGTTTAGCAACTTCACCCACCTTATCCAGGAAACATATCCTTTAACATTCTCTGATCTTTTAGAGAAAAAACTCCAATTAATATGATTATAAAACATTCTTACAACAGAATATTAGAAATATCTGATGACTACAAGCAAATCACAATGCCCGATTCTCGCTATTACAGACGTAACGGCGAATACTATCCGTCTATCACCTATGTGCTACAATATTATC